GCCTGTCCAGTGACCCGGACAGACCATCGGCCAGGTTAGAGCCGATTTTGTCCCGCGCCATTCCGGCCATTTCACCGAACGAGCGCAGCGACGTCATGAATTTATTAGAACTGACGGCGGCCACGTCGGCGTTATAGCCGATCGCCTTCGCCATTGCGGTATATTCGCCACTGAACTGTCCAATACCACGGCGCATTGCCATCAGGGTATTTTCATCAATACCCAGCATCTGAGCGTACTGATTTGCACGGTAGTACGGCATACTGCTGAGACGTTGGCCGACGCCGGTAAAGATCGTCGCCATGTCCCGCATATTGCCTTTGGCATCGCGCGTCTGCACGCCAAGGCGATTCAGGAAGCCTTCCGCGCCAGGATTGTTACGCACGAACCGTGACAAGTTTTCCAGAGAGCCGCGGGCAGCGTCCACGCTGCCGCCCATCTGACTGACGGCGTAACCTATCTGCTTAATGCCCTGGACCGTTGCACCGGTACGCTGAGAGGCCCAGTACAGGTTATCGAGGCTGCTGGCGATTTTGGCGGTGTACGCCACTACCGATGCAGCGGCCAGTTCAACTTTGGTACCAAGCTCGATGGCCTTGAGCGTTGTCCCTGTAATCACAGCATCAAATTTTCTGGCGCCTGTCTCGTCAACCTTGAACCCAAGCGAGATCAGAAAGTCCTTGAGCGTTTCAGCGTTCATTAGCCTCTCTCCATTTCGCTATGCGGTAATCGTTATCGGCTTTGAGGTCCAGCCAGTCATTCATACGGGCAATGTCGGCCAGGTCGACCGAACCGTCCTTCAATGCGGTGAAGGGAATGTACCCAGCTTCCACCGGGCGCATCAGGAAGCTTTCGCCTTCCGGTAGGGATTCCAGCGTTAAGCCTGCGGTGACGGGTCCGCCGTCTCGCTGTCGGGGAGTTCTTTCAAAAAATTTCCCAGGCTGTCGGCGACCACCCGCGCCACCAGCTGCAGCATGGTAAACAGGTCGATATCGTCGAACATCAGCGCGCCCTGATCGAAAACCTTCACCCACCCTTTTTGATGCTGGCGATTGACCACGCTCAGACACGGATAGATCACCGCATTAACGTCCTCGTCCGGCAGCGCAGACAGCGTATCGGCAATTTTCGGCAGTACGCTTTCCAGCACGGCGCCAGAGTTACCCGCAGCAGCCTGCGCTTTCAGTGTCGAGAACTCGCTTACCAGACCGGCCAGCACCGGCAGAAGCTTTCGGCTGACCTTCAGTTGCTGGAATACGTCGAGTTTGGCGGTGCGATAATTAACGCCTTTGATTTCAAATTCCATCTGTTAAAACTCCCCCAGCAGTTGGTCAATCTTGCCGCAGTCAAACACCCACGACACTGTGTTGCCTACCTTTGCGTTGGCGTGATCCGGCTGTTTCTGGAAGGCGCAGGAACGCGCCGTGGAGATGTCGCCGGAGACTTTGTTTCGCACAACGATGACGTTGTTACCCCAGGTGGCTGAAGACTGGCTCTGTGCGTTGTACATCAAAGACAGCTTTTTGTTGACCGGGGAGGTCTTAAGCAGCGTTACCGTGATTGTGCCGCTCTTACCGGCGTGAAGGCTGTGCATCACTTCCCCGTCGGCGCCGACGGTCATGGTGTTTTTTGCCTCGGCCATCGTAACCGTGATGCCCTCTTCGGAGTTCGCCGAGCCGCAGCCCAGATCGATACTCCCGGTCGGGCCGGTAAGGGAGGCCGAGACGTCAATAAAGCTGTAGGTGTTTCCCATTTATTCCCCCTTAACGGACCACGTTGATCTGTACATCGGCATAGTGAATAGCGCCGGCGAGCTTAATCGCCGCCTGAATCACCGGCGACTTACGCGCTTCTCTATCGGATTGTGCCTGGTTGGCTACCGCGTCGGCGTAGACGTAGTAACCCTTGGTCAGGGTATCGCCGGATTCAATCTGGCCAATCGGGCCACCATTCCAGACGCCCGGAGCAATCAGGCCGTTATTCACCGCCTGATCCAGCGACGCTTCAACGTTGGTCATCAGCCGGGTAACGCCGGCATCGGTCTGCGGAATTTTGGTGGTCGAGGTGTACAGCAGGTTAAAGAGGTTGGTCTGAACGTAGTTTTGCAGCCAGTCCAGCCCGTGGCGCTCGTCGAAGAAGTCGCCGTTAGCCATCACACCCTGCTGGATAATCGCAGTGTCGTTGGCATAGTAGACGTAGACGTTACCGTTAATGGCATCAATAGCGGCTGCCTGTGCGGTCGTCAGCGTCTCGTACGTCACACCAGGCTCGGTTTTAAACTTCAGGGTGATTGTGGTGTTGTTGCCGGTAAAGTTCACCGTAAACGCACGACCGAAGGCCGAGATAGCGGCATATTTGCTGCTGGTACTGTACTGCCAGAACGTGCGGGAGTAGGCCGCTGCCTTCAGCTTATAGCCGATATTGTCGGTATTACCGGATACCAGCACATTCGCGTCATCAGTGGTTACCGCCAGAATACGGCTAAGACTGGAAGCCTCGATCGCCGCGGCCACCGAAATCACATCCGCTTCAACCAGATCGGCACTATCGGCAATCGCTAGTCCGTACCAGTTGGTGTATTGCAGTGAGGCATTAACCGCCTGCAGCAGGGTTTCGCCTCCCGTCTCCGCTTTCCCCCAGCGGCCGATATAGACCAGAGTTGGTTTTGGTGACTGTGAAAAGAAGATGGTCGCCGCCTCGTACTCGGGAGAATCGACACCAAAATCATCGCCGATATCCTCAATGGCTGAATACTGGCGAATACGCTCAGTGACCGGGATAACCGTAGAGGTACCCAGAATGAGGAGCGCACCGAAGTTACGCCCCGTTGCCGCTACCGGTGACATGATGACGTCAACGTTAACGACATTGGAAACAGGTAAGCCCTGTGCCATGTTTTAATCTCCAAAGAATTGCACTGGCGCGTCGACCAGCGATTTAATGCCGTACTGGCGGATGATTTTGCGGCGCAGGTCAACGCTGATGTCGTAGCGGCGCACCCACTGGTTATTGATAAGCTCGGGCAGGTTGAGGATCCGCCCATGCTGCAGGAACGTCAGCCCGACGCGGTTTAGTTCGGCGTTGTTCTGAGCCACCAGCAGACCATCACGAAAGCGCGTGGCCGTCGCCAGACCCTGCGGGCCATAAAAGCAGAGGATCAGGCTGATTGTCTCATGAGACCACTGCTCGGTGTTCTCTTCGCCCTGCACGTATGCCGGGTTGAAGTCCTCCTGGATGCCGGTAATACCGAACGCGCACCAGGTGGTGCCGTTTTTTGGGATGGCCTGCTGCGGGTCGGTCCAGCGCGGGTAAACCAGCGTGGCACCCAACCCGGTTACGCCCCGTATCCAGCGGCTGATTAGCCGTTCCAGATCTTCATCGTAGGGCGGCGAATCCCCGACTGGCGTCAGGTAACCCGCCGTAGTGCTGTCGTTACTCAATTGGCGTTCCCCCGTCGAATTCCAAGAGCTCACAGTGAGCCTGAACGAAACCGGCACCGTATGCCGTGTACGGATCGACAAACGTCACGCGGTATTCACGCCCCTGGTACGTCACAGTGTCAGCGTCTAACCCTGTCTGCCCCTGAGTCAGGCGGAATTGCGTCACGATGAGTATCGCCCCGTTGATGTTCTGTCCGGCGGCCATGCGCTTTGCTTCCAGAGAACGGTCGACGGTCACCACCCCGGAGAACGGGATATTCTGAGGTGTATTGACAGGGAAGTTATCCGCGTCAACCGTCTGCACCTGCCGGTGACATACCAGTGTTAGATCGACAAAATCCGGGTCTAACAGGACCTCTGTCACATCGAGTAGCGGCATTATTTTTTCCTCACGACGTAGTTAATCGCCCGCAACAGGAAACCATGAGCATAAAGCGGCTTGTCGCCAGGTAATCCCTGCTCTCGCCGCCGCTGGAGCGTTTTCTCTGAGAGAGGCGTAAGGCGGTCACCGTCGCCGATAACCGCTTTTGCGGCGTCTCGGGCAATCTGCCCTGCGGCTTCAAGATGCTGCTCCTCCAGCGCTACGTTGCCATCCAGCGCAGCCTGTGCGGCAAGTTTTAACCGGGCGGTAGTTTTATCCCGCGAATCCTCAATCCCCATGTCGAGAAAAGGCCTGGGCGGAAGCGTGACGGTTTCGCCGTCGATCTCCACCGTGGCGCCAGTGGATTGCAGATAACCAATTTCGGCGTTATTCAGCGGCCCTTCTTCACGTTGCGCCTTATCCGCCGGAATACCCACCAGCACGTCAGTGCCGGAAAGCTGTTTTAGCGCGTCGAGGACACCGGCGTAATTGTCCTCGCTAACCGTTAGCCCGCTTTTCATTGCGGCATCCCCAGCTGAATTGCTCCTGCACCAAACAGCATCAGATATTCCCAGAATTCAGAACCATACCTGGAGTTGTTCCAGAAGCCCGCATTTGGGTCCAGCGTCGCGCTGGCGTCGTAGCTGACAGAAACCTTATCCACTGATTTTGATGTCTGTACGCCGCTATTGGAGCCACCAGCGGTACCAACAGCAACGCCACGCATATCAGCGGCGTACAGGTACAGGTAGTGAGCAACATACAGGCCGACAACATAGGGGAAAATATCCTCACCAAAACGCGATTCACTCAGCAGGACATCAGCGAGATTAATGCGCATTTGAATCGTGGGGGTGGGATACGTGGTTTCGTTAGCAAACTGCGGAAATGCTGCCCTGAACTGCTCAGGCGTCGGTAGACTTTGATTTCTTGCCATTGGTGGTAGCCTCCGCCAGC